GCCCAGCGATAATGTGGTATAGGATTAAAGTCCCGGCCGGGTCAGAGCTGTCAAACAGCAAGTTAGACGAATTGGGCGTCATAGTCTCTGTGTCGTTGAACCTACAGTCTTACGATCACATCACCAAATTGCGCGACATCAGCTGCTCTGATGAACTCTTGTCATTCTTAGTGCTTCGATACGACGTTACTGTTCTCCCTACACCGTTCGGCTAATAAGGCATAAATACACTATCATAGGATAGGAATTTATGGCTAAGATCGAAACAGCACCGTTACAAGATTTTGACATCCGAAAAAAGATTATCAAGTACATCAACTTGCGTCTCGGCGGACAGATGATTGACGTCGAACTCGACGAAGAACATTACCTGATGGCAATCGAGCAAGCGTTGAACCAGTATCGTGCAGTGTCGGAGCACGCTGAAGAAGAATCTTACGCATTCCTCGATCTCATCAAAGACACCCAAGAGTACATCCTACCTAAAGAAATCACCCAGGTTCGACAGATCATTCGACGTGGCGTGGGTGGTCTTACAAATGGCGGATCACAGTTTGAACCGTTCTCGGCTGGTTACCTGAATACCTACATGTTAGCAGCAGGACGCGTTGGTGGGCTCGCAAACTACGAGCTATTCGTAGACTACCAAAAGCTGACCATGACGATGTTTGGCGGCTATATCAACTTCAACTACGAGCCATCGACTCACAAGCTCACAATCGTTCGGAAGATGCCAAGCGAGATCGAGAACGTTTTGCTGTGGGTGTATAACTACAAGCCGGATCAAGCGATTCTGAACGATCACAGAGCGTTTATATGGGTTCAAGACTACTCGTACGCAATGGCAAAACATATGCTTGGTGAAGCTCGTGAGCGTTTTTCGACCATCGTTGGTCCAGGAGGCGGTTCATCGTTGAACGGTACAGCCCTCAAAACTGAAGGCAAAGCCGAGATGGACGCCTTACTGAAATCGCTCGGACAATACGTCGACGGGGCAATGCCTATGTCGTTCATCATAGGGTAATCATGAAATCATCAGACTTCCTCACTGAGCAAACTGAACCATTATCAGCAGACCAATCTCATGCAATGCCAGCAGCCTTCGTCCTACCTGATCTCAAGAACCAGGACGCCTACCTCCAGTATCGCTTCGGCCTAGCCTTAGCCAGTGCAAGAGCTGTAGAAGCTGGCGAAGTCGTCGTTGATACAGAATCCGCATTCGGCGAGAACATGATCATCATTGCTCGCAGCAAAGAAGAAGAAGAGACGCTCAGAATGGCGTTAAAACTCTTCGGTACACATAACGCATCGAAGCAGGTATCGACCACACAATCTGAGGAGGGGCCCGACGTGGTTCTCACCTCACCTGTGCCACAGAACTCCGGCAAGAAAATCAACCGAAAAGATTGACATTCTCCCCCTATCCGTGTAACATGAAAGCATGGATAAAACTAAATCAACGCTGTACCTAGATCTCGACGATGTCTGTGCCGACTGGATGGGCGCTGCTCAAAAATTCCTCTCACTAAAATGGGATCGAGGTGGGGCATTCATCCCGGATTCCGAATGGCAAAAACTAATCCAACACTCTCGGTTCTATCTAGATTTGCCGCTGATGCCAGGCGCTGTAGAGCTAGTTCTATGGGCAACAAAGTTCGCCCGAGAGAACAACATGAACCTAGCCTTCCTTACTGCGATTCCTCGTGGTAACGATGTTCCATATGTCTTTCAAGACAAAATTCGTTGGGTAGATCGGCATTTCCCCGACATCCCAGTATTCTTCGGACCGTACAGCACAGACAAACATCTGCACTGCAAACCTGGCGATATCCTAATCGACGACCGTCCAGAAAATTGTGCAGACTGGGTTGCTGCTGGCGGCATCGCTCACATCTATACCACATGGGAAAAGTGTAAGGAGTGGGCTGAGTCAAATCTAGAGTTAGCGATTGATTAATATCACTAGAGTTACTCGTAACGATACTAGTCTACCTGGCGCCGGGTTTCCTGTTGACATGAATTTTCACGCTTTCAAAGATGAAGCGAACGAGTTAGCAGGGTGGTGTAGCCATACCTTTTCTAAAAATTTTGTTATTCTAGAGCAAGCGCATAGGAGAATCGCAGGCGGGTGTACTGACAATGCCGATGCCTGGGATGCTAGTATAGTCGGAACTGGACTAACAGGCACAAATGAGTTCGATAGCAATGGCGGGTACGAACTTCGCTGCTCTGAACAAGATGCAACACTGTTTCTATTAAAATACAAGGAGAGTAAATGACAATCGTGTCGGTAAGTGGCCTTATTGGCTCAGGAAAAAATGCAGTAGCAGAGTATCTAGTGAAGGAGCATGGCTTTGTTCAAGCGTCATTCGCCGGGACCTTGAAAGATGCAGTATCGTCTATCTTTGGGTGGGATCGAATCATGCTCGAAGGTAGCACAAAAGAAGCGCGTGACGAACGAGAAAAAGTAGATGGGTGGTGGGCTGATCGATTCGAGATACCACACCTAACCCCGCGTTGGGTCCTTCAGCACTTCGGAACCAACGTGTGTCGAAATCATTTTCATAACGACATCTGGTTAGCCAGTCTAGAAAATACCTTGCGAAAGAACCCGTCCGCTAACGTCGTAGTCAGCGATTCTAGATTCATCAATGAGCTCAACATGCTTCGACGTGTTGGCGGAATCTTAGTGAGGGTTGACCGTGGCGCGAAGCCGGATTGGTGGGAAGTGGCCCAGGCGGCACACTCGGATCCAGTATCGTTGCTCGCAATGCAGCAATCAAGTATCCATCAATCGGAATGGGACTGGGCTGGGTACGAGTTTGATGTGGAGCTAGACAACAATGGAACCTTAGCAGATCTGTACGCCTTGGTCGAAAATAAGGTTCTTAGAAATCCGCAGTGATCTTAGCTGGTTTCCACTTCATCGTAGAGTGCGACATTTCGATCTGACAGTTAGCGCAGATCGTCCGTAAATTAGTCCAATCGCAGTTTTCGATGTTCCCGTCGATATGAACCACAAATGCCTGTTCAGAGAATTTAAATCTGAACCGGCATTTTTCACATGCGTCTTTCTTAGCATACCCTGATCTTACCCAACTAGACGGCAACGGCTTCTTGTGCTTCCGATAACACGGGTTGCATTTCTTCCTGTAGTAGGTCCTGCCATCCTTCACATAGTTGATGGCAACCGGCAATATTTTGCAACATGGGCATAGAACTCTCTCGGACATACAGTATTTATGGTGAAGAACTTTATAAAGTTCGCCTAACAGCCATCTTTTTTGTCTGCAATGATAAATATCTGTAACATGTTTATATAAGGAGTCTCCTATGTTAGTAAGCCCAGGTACAGAGATCACCGTAACAGATGAAAGCCAATATCTACCGACAGCGGTTGGTACAGTGCCGTTCATCGTGTTCGCCACAGCAGAGAACAAGATTTTCAACGATTCAGTTGCACCATACACCACAAAAGCAAATGCAGGCAAATTGCTTGCTGTCACTAGTCAACGTGACCTAGTTACGAACTTCGGTTATCCTATCTTCAAGCAAAGCTCTGCAGGTACTCCACTGCACGGTAACGAATTGAACGAATACGGCTTGATGACTGCCTACAGCGCATTAGGTTCATGCAATCGCGCATACCTCATTCGTGCAGACATCGACCTCAACCAACTTACTGGTACTGCGGTTCGCCCAATTGGAGACCCAGCAAACGGTACATATTGGTTAGATCTTTCTAACTCAGCTTGGGGAATTTACGAATGGAATGCAGCCAGTCAAGATTTTGTGAATAAGCTTCCTCTACTCTTAACGAATGCTGCTAGCACATCGTTGATCAACGGCATCCTTACCCCGGTTACTGGCGTAGGCAGCATCGGATCATATGCGATTGTTGCAGGTAGCCCACGTAACTACGTTTTCTACAAACGTTACGACAACATTTGGACTCAAGTAGGCGGAACAGAATGGCAGAAGGCCTTCCCTACTGTGTCGGGTACTATTACTGCTGGTACAACTGAGTCGATCATCAATGTGCCTTACGATGTGCTAAACCCAGACAGCATCATTCTTAACAGCGTCGAAGTTAAGTTCACTGGCACTACGTTAACCAGCGCAGTCGATAACATCAACTCAGCAAATATCCCGGGAGTAACCGCTCGCATTATCGACCTTAGCTCATCGGGCTCGGGCCGTATTGCTATGATTGTTACGAGCGAAGCAATGAGCAACGGTAGCAACGCTGACGGCCAGCTTCGAATCATTGACGGATTTAACTCTCCGGCATCGAAACTGGGATTAGCTCCTGGCATTTATGCTGCACCAATTTTAGAGTATAATGGATACGTTTCTGTGCCGGACTGGAGACAGAGCGACTTAGTACCACGTCCGTCCGGCAGCATTTGGGCTAAGACAACAGCAGTGGGCGTTGGTGCTAACATCACCTTCAAAATGTATGATCAGTCTATTGACCAGTGGACACCAGTTACTACGCCAATTTACGCTGACGAATCATCGGCGACTTATGCGTTAGACCCGATTGCTGGCGGATTTGAAATTCAAGCAGGCACAGTGTTTATTCGTCAAGACGATCTAAACAACAGCACGATGTCGTACCGCCCGTATATTCGTGGAACACAAGGCGTGACGAGCATCTCCGGTACTGCACCAAGCACCACCCCGGCATTTGCGTTAGGCGATTCGTTCAAGATTGCTGCTACTCAAGCCGGTGTTGCAGCGATGCAGACTTACACAGTGACGATCAACCAGGTACCAGCATCAGGTGGTGTTCCGGGCGTTGCAGAGTTTGTTTCGGCGGTATTAGCTGCAAACATTCCGGGAGTTGTAGCATCAGCAGATAGTAACAATATCGTCACATTCACGCATCAGCAAGGTGGCGAGATTATTCTGAGCGCTGGAACGCAAGGTTCACCGTTAGTCACAGCAGGTTTTACCTCGGCTACAATCGGTGTTCGTGTTAATGCAGCTGGCAGCATTGTTCTCAGTAACTGGGTACAGTTGATTTACACTTACTCGTTCACCAAGCCATATACTGCGCCAAATGACGGCACGCTTTGGTTCTACAACAGTCCATTAGACGTTGACATCATGATTAACGAGACAGACGGTTGGAAAGGATATCGTAAAGTATCCCGTGACGCACGCGGCAACAACTTAGTCAACACTGATCCAGCTGGACCGATCATGTCACCGACAGCACCACAGACCCAGTCCGATAATACCCCGATCGTTGCGGGCGACCTGTGGATTAATACAGGCGATCTAGCTAACTTCCCGGTGATCTCACGTTGGTCCGGACAAAAATGGCAGTTGATTGACAACGCTGACTACATTACGCAAAACGGTATTGTCTTTGCTGATGCACGTTGGGACGCATCTGGTATCGCTGATCCAGCAGCCGCAGCATTTCCACCAATCGGCGGCACTACAGCCGATGCACTAAACATGAGCAATTATGTTGACTTAGATTGTCCGGATCATAGGTTGTATCCGCGTGGCACATTGTTATTCAATCTACGTCGTTCTGGTTTCAACGTGAAACATTACGTGTCGAATTATTTCGATGATGACGCTTTCCCGGATGCAACATTGCCAGCACAAAAGGCAACATGGGTTACGTCGAGTGGTCTACAAAATAACGGTTCACCGTTTATGGGATCTAAGGCTCAACGCGCAATGGTCGTTAAGGCATTGAAGGCAGCAATCGACGGCAGCGAAACAGCTCGTGAAGAAACCTTTGCGTTCAACCTGCTCGCTACGCCAGGCTACGAAGAGTTGATCTCGAACATGGTTCAGTTAAATAATGATCGCAAAAACACTGGCTTCATCTTAGGTGATACTCCAATGCACTTGCCAGCTAACATCACAGCAATCAACGACTGGTCTACTGGTCGAGTTGCAGGAGGTCTTACTACTGCTGATCCGTACATGGCTGTCTACTACCCAAGCGGTCTTGCAAATGACCTCCAAGGTAACACGATTGTTATGCCGCCAAGCCACATGATCCTTCGCGCTGCTATCAAGAGCGATAACGTTTCGTATCCGTGGTTTGCATTCGCAGGTACACGCCGTGGTCTAATCGACAACACAACCGACATTGGTTATGTTGATACACGCACTGGCGCATTTGTGCGTAACGGTCTCAATCAAGGTATGCGTGACGCATTGTATCAGTTGAACATTAACCCGATCACATTGCTACCAAATATTGGCTTAGTGAACTTTGGTAACAAGACTCGCAGCGGCACAGCAAGTTCGATGGATCGAGTCAACGTGGCACGTTTGGTAAATTACATTCGTACAATCTTGTCACACGTGGGCGACAGCTTCTTGTTCGAGCCAAACGATGCAATCACACGTAGCCAGATTAAACAGGTTATCTCAAGTGCATTAAATGATTTGATCGCTAAACGTGGTGTGTACGATTACCTGGTGGTATGTGATGAATCAAACAACACCAATGATCGAATCGCTCGCAACGAGTTGTATGTTGATATTGCTATTGAGCCGATGAAGTCTGTGGAATTTATTTACATTCCAATTCGCTTGAAGAACCCAGGCGGTATCAAAGCTAGCGGAAAATAAGTAACACAACAGAAAAGGGCTTACGGGCCCTTTTCTTACGGCAGAATCTCTAAACCATAAACTACTCTGTTATTATATGACGCTAAATACCCATGATTATCTAAAAACGCGATAAATAATTGTAAGCAGTGTTCAAGGAGAAATAACATGGCATCGAGCTCACTAACAAAATTTACCGTACCATTAGCTACAAATCAGAGCGCATCAAATCAAGGTTTGTTGATGCCGAAGCTCAAGTATCGCTTTCGCGTGTCGTTTGATAACTTCGGGGTCGGGTCAAACAAAGTAGAGTTGACTAAGCAAATTAAAACTTGTGGCCGTCCGTCAGTTTCCTTCGGTGACGTGGTTATTGACGTATATAACAGCAAAGTGAAATTAATCGGTAAGCCAGAATGGGGCGATATCGAAGTAGTGTTACGTGATGACGCAGCAGGTAATGTGTCGAAGCTTGTTGGTGAGCAAATCCAAAAGCAATTCGACTTTATGGAACAGTCGAGCGCCGCGTCTGGTATCGACTACAAATTTACAATGCGTATGGAGATATTAGACGGTGGTAACGGAGCCCATGAGCCACATACGTTAGAAACTTGGGAACTATACGGGTGCCTAGTTAGCAGCGTCAAATATGGCGACAGTGATTATGCCTCAAACGACCCAGTAGAAATTTCGTTGACGATTAAGATGGACAACGCATTGCAGACACCACAAGGTACAGGTATTGGTACTGATGTTGGCAGAACGCTCGGAACGAATGTGACCGGCTAATCCAGTAACGAATCACAAAATAGGCGGATTCTTCCGCCTATTTTCTTATCTAGTATTCCACCATTATTGCTAGGCATAAATACTGTATGTCAAATATTTTCAATGATTTCATCAGCCAGGTCGTCCAAGGTGACTCTGTTAAAGGGTGGGATCATGCGTCTAAACTATTCGTTTCTGGCAACTATGCATTAGCCCCAAAGAATACCTTTTTGTATCATGTGTATTTTGATCTAAATCCTAATGCGCAGATTTTAAACAACGTCAAAGAAGGAGCCAAGCCAGTAGAGTTGGGCATGTTGGTTAAACAAGTATCACTGCCAAAATATACTGTTGAAACGAAAGCCTTAAATGCCTATAATCGAAAGCATATTGTCCAGACAAAAATCAATTATGATCCAGTGAACATTACGTTTCACGATGATGCAGCTAACGTTGTAAGAAACTTTTGGTTTGACTACTATTCGTATTACTACAGAAACAGTGATGGCGGTACTAGTCAGAATATGCAAGCCCTGAACGCTACACACGACGAAATTACTACTCATAGGCAGCAGCAGGATTGGGGGTACACGATCCGCGGGTCACAGACTGGCACGATAGTCAAAGCACCGTATCTATCATCGATTCGAATCTACAGCCTGTTCAACAAAGAATTTTCAGAGTACGTCCTAGTTAACCCGATCATCAAATCATTCGCTCACGGCGAACACAATTCGTCAGACGGCACCGGGACAATGTCACACCAAATGACCGTAGACTACGAAACTGTTCTTTACGCTTATGGTAGCGTAGACGGAAACGTGACTGGCTTCGGTGAGGATCACTATGACCACAGTCCTAGTCCATTGACCGCAGCAGGCGGCGGCACTAGAAGTATCTTCGGTCAAGGCGGTGTAGTTCAATCTGCCGGTGAAATCGGCAAAGATCTTGCTACTGGAAACATCGGGTCAGCGATCTTCAAAGGTGCTCGCGTCGGTAATACGCTCAAAGGCGCGGATCTCGGCTCTATGCTCCTACCAGAGGCTTTGTCGATGACTAAATCTGCTCTAGCTGGGGCAAATCCGTTTGGTGGAATCAACGTGCC